GAATCAAGACTCCCCGTGAGCTGTACAGTTTTTGTTGTAGAGGACTCAATGGAGGGAGAAAATGGAATCGAAAAATCATGGAGATACGTCAGCCACGGACTCAGATTTGGAGCAGGCGTTGCTGTCCATTTATCTAAGCTCAGACCCAAAGGAAGTGAAAACGGCAAAGGTCTTACAGCTTCTGGCCCAGTATCCTTCGGAAAAATCTACTCAACCTTAAATGAAACACTTAGAAGAGGCGGTATCTATAAAAACGGTGCTGTTGTACTGCATCTTGATCTTGACCATGCCGATATCCTTGATTTTATTACAACTCCAAGAGAAGAACTCCCCTGGGTCAAGAGGTGCGTCGATATTGATCAGGGAAAATGGGAAAGTACATCTGATCAAGTAAAAGACGCCTTATTGTATGGAATTAAGTCAGGAGATATCTGGCTAAATAAAATAAAACACAATGACAAAGGAGAACGAATCTATGGGAACGTCTGTCTTGAGGTTTACCTGCCCTCACGCGGAACTTGCTTGTTACAACATGTCAGTCTCGGTGCCTGTGAAATCGGATCACTCACAGAGGCTTTCAGTAAAGGTATGTCCGAGTTGTGCGAGCTCCATGGTAGGACAGGTGTTGGAGCAACTGGAGAATATTTGCCAAGTGATACCGACAGACAGGTCGGCCTTGGCCTCCTTGGTTTAGCTAACCTTTTAAGAAGATACCATGTTACCTATGAACAATTTGGAGAGGCACTAGATAATGTCAATTCTGGTGAGCCTCCTACTGGTACAGCTGGGGCTATCGCTACTGAACTCTATAAAGGTGTCCAGTTAGCAGCTAATATAGCTAGAGATAACAATATGGAGCGGGCGTTTGCTATTGCGCCTACTGCTTCGTGCTCATATAAGAGCAAAGATTTAGATGGGTACACATGTACGCCTGAAATAGCACCCCCAATATCTACTTCTGTGGATAGAGATAGTGGTACATTTGGTGTACAACACTATGATTATGGCAACGTAGAAATTGCCAGCGAAGTCGGCTGGGACGCATACAAGCGTGTAGCAGACGGCATCGTGACGATGTTAAATAAAACGGGACTTCTTCACGGATACTCATTTAATTCTTGGTCAGATGTAGTGACCTATGATCGTGAGTTTGTAGAAGAGTGGTTGGATTCACCCCAGACTTCCCTTTACTACAGCCTG